CCCAGAGGAATGTTGGACGACGCATCTTGATTGCGTGTCGAATCGCCTTCTTGGCACCCTTAGGGCCAACTTGACGGACGGAAATATCTTGTGCTTTTGCCATTTTAAGACCTCGCTAGTTAGAACAGTTAAAACAATTAATCTCTCAGTATCATAAGTATAACACCAATCTGCTCAGTTGTCAACCTAGGATTTTCACATAGTTCAACTGTGTTGTATTATCGCCACGTTGTGCTTTGACCTTGGCCCTGATGCTGACTGTGCCCTTGAACTCCTCAGCGGCCCAAAAGTCCACGAAGCTCTCACCCATACGGGCCGTGATGCGCCACTTGCCATAGTTCTGGTTCCAGTAGCATTTGATCACTTCGATGTCCCCCTGGATGCGATCACCTACAGCAGCAGCGAGCTGAGTGCTGAACCTGATCTCAGTTGTGAGTTCCTTCTTGGCTTGATCGCGCAGCATAGCAGCTGGCAAGCATGAGACCACAGCGAAATCAAACATATCGCGACCCGTGAACTCATCCTTTTGGGCGATCTTCAGGGCCTGCCGTTCGAAGTCGTTGATCTTGCCTGCGATCTCTTTGAGTAGGAAGCCGTTGAAGTAGTTGCGAACCTCACGTCCCTGATCGATGTCTGCAGCTGTAACCAGTGAGAAGGAGTTGCTGCGGAGCCAATCCTTGACCATGACCTTGTTGGCCTGCTTCTCGATGACATCCAAGTTGTGAGCGTACACAGGTTCTTTGAGGTAGCCCCCGTTGATACGATCTGCAGCTACCGCGGCACCCCATACTTGATCTGCTGTGAATTGCATGTTCGCTCCTTCTTAGTATGTGTCTATTATAGCACTATGTATCCAATCTGTCAACCACTTTGGAGTGCCGGCCGGTGTGGCTTTTATGCCACAACGTGTGTTTATCTCGCTCGAGCCAATTCTTCGAATGAACTGCACTCATGCCCGTGGAACTTAACAATGTGATCGTAGGGTTTGTGATAACTGTACATGACTTTACCCACGCCCGAACTAGGATGGATTGTGATGTGCCTGCTCCACATTGATTTGGGCAAGAAGTAGAACTTCAATGAGTCTTTGTGTGGATTGTATACAGTACAGCGTAGGGCACCTGCTTTGCGGCCACCACCAGCTGTTTCTACACCGCTGATCTCGCCCAAATAACTATTTCCGCCAGCCACAGCAGGTTTGACTCGTATGCTAGCAGTCTTAGAGTCGGTGCCGTCGCTGAAGTCTGCATGATCGCCATCGATGAACTTGTAAGGTCCCACAGCAGCCAGGCTCTCCTCAATCAATCTCTCTACGTTAAAGATATCAGGATGTTTCATGCCATAGGTACGTAGATCCTTGCTGACACGGAATTCAGGATGATAAATGCAGATTACATCTCTCATCAGTACCAGACTCTTTGACATGATTCGCTCCTTTTGTTTAACTTAGCCTCTAGTATACGATCGTTAGACCAAAGTGTCAACCAAAAGAAAAGGCTGTTGTATTTCTACAACAGCCCCAAAGAACCCTACCCCGGGAGCGAATCGGTATCGGTTTCGTTTGATTTACATCTGATTACAGAGTGATGCCCATTGCCTTGGCCTTGTAGCCTAGAGCAACGATTTCACGGCTTGGTTGGCCCATGACGTACTCAGTTACTGTCACACCATTGCCAGCGACACGGCTGTTTGAATAAACAGCATAGCCACCTTGCTTGATACGGCTGACTTCTGCTGACAGGTTGCCTACGCCCATTTTCTTGGCTTGAGCTGCTGTCAATGCTGCACCTTTGTACAGTGCTGTGAAGACTTTGAAAGTCTTGGTTTCTGGATTGAATCTCTTCATGTTTAAGTTTCCTTTGTTAACAGCTGATTATCTGTTCTTCAGCATTAGTTAATAATACATGAATCCCAGATCATCTGCAACCTCAATCTCGCCGTTTTACAGAAACATTCGCTCGAAAGAATGTGCCCAGGATCACCACAGCGCACCATGTCCAAAATGTAAACTGGATAGCCAGCACAGGGAACATGGTGTTCAGCGCCCATATCACCAGCCAGGGCCCAATCGCTAACAAGACCACGATCAGTACGATGCCCACGATGATTTTAAAGACGTTATCCATTTTCTATCTCCTCTAATTCCTGCTGGCGTTTCAGCTCAGCGATTTCTTTGTCCACAGCTTTCTCACGCTTCTTGCCGTTGACTGCTGTGCCCTTCTTGTAGACCACGTAGTAGTGATCATGGCAGTAGCTCTTGCCCTGGATGGTCTCAGCACCACAGAAGGGAGCAGCCCCCCTGTGTCTGTGAGAGTCGTACTCCGGACCAATATATTGGCACCCTGCCATTATCTTGCTCCCTTCATCACTGTGACTTCTGCCATGTTCTTCCAATTGGTAGCAAAGCTCTTGCGCAGATCTGCTACCTTAAGAACTGTACGCAGACTCAACTCACGCATACGACCGCGGTTCTCGATGATGAAATCCACAACTTCGTCCTTGACCACAGGCTCAAACTCGTATGAGTCCAGCATGCCATCTTCTACGATCTGCTTGATACGCAGGACCTTCTCACGGTCTGTGTCCATCTGCAGATCCACATAGTGACAGCGTGACTCTAAGGCTGCCAAGTGATCCTGTAGCTTCTTGCTTCGTACATTCTCAAACTTGATGTTGGTGATAAAGATAGCACCTGCCTTGAACTCAAACTTGTCAGGCACTCCTTCTGAACGCAACATACGGCTGTCAGTGTTCCAGCTAATGGTACGCTTCTTAGACGAATCCAAAGCGGCCTTGAGAATGTTCAAGCTCAAGTCGTCCAACAGCACAGAGTCACAGTCATCAAACACGATGACATTGCCTTTTTCGCTGTAGTGGTAGAGCTTAGAGTAGAGTCCAATGGCACTCATAGCACCCTTGACGATCTCGTACTTGGGACGCTTGTTACCCAGCGTGTTGAACAGATCCTGCTTGCCCAATACTTCTTCTACACCAAACGATTTGCCCACGCCTGGAGGGCCTGTGACAATCATAGCACGAACAGTACCTTCTTTCACAGCCTGTGTCATGTCCTGCAAGACCTGGAAGCGATTCCGCAGACGCTCTACAATTGCTTCGTCACTCTCGTGCGCAACCACAGCATCAGGCACTTTGATCTGTGTGAAGTCCGTGACTTCTGCAGAGTTCTTTGAGGGCTTCTTGAGTGCTTTCAGCATGCTGATTCCTTGTGGTACATTTGAGGATTGGGCCATGGTGTAGTCACCCTGTCGGCACTTGACTCGGATGTTACGGTCTGGAAAGCCGGGCTGTGTGCCCCCTTCCACAGTAACATAGCCTTCGCCTGTGACTGCGACCTTGTAGTCTTCTACTAGACGGAAGGTCATACCCCCCACGTTGACTGGGTTGCCTTTGATGTTGTACCAACCCTCTGTGAATGTAATCTGCATGTTTCGCTCCATGTGTGTGTTTAACATAGTCTCTATTATACGATCAATCTAGGGGTTTGTCAACCCCTATTTGAATAACACTTCCGCTACCTGGGTTTCTGTCATTTCTGCCTCAGGCCCGCCTATGGCTGCGATAGCGTCCTTGAGTAGAACCAATTCGTTCTTGACCAGTCCTTCTGTGTCGTATACTGCACCCGCATACCACACACCGTCCTTCATCACGTAGTAGTACTCACCCCAGCAGCCCTTGACCTGCTCCAGGAACTCGTCGAAGGTGTGTGCAACCTGCCAGGGGGTGCTGTTAACAAACTCTTGAACGTCCTCACCCTGGGCTTCGCGATCAGCGTAGAAGTTCATTTCTTCCAGGGTCTCTTTGACGCCCGAATTGTCGCCACGTGCGATCAGAGCATTTGCTGCTGTGCTATCGTAGTGGGATAAAAGAATGCGCCCTGTGTAGTCCAAATAGCCGTCATAGTGGCAATAGACGCTCTTGCAGACATCGCCGTGCATGACAGCAACTAGTGATCGTGTACCCATAAGTTTCGCTCCTTATTTGTTTGTGTAAGTGTGTATTATAGCATCAATCTGCTAGTGTGTCAACCGGCGCAAACATAGCAGCACCCGCGATCATGAACACTCTGTAGGCAATGCGGCTTTCCTTTGAGTACATGTCTAGGTTGTCTTGCATGTCCATGAGCTGCTCCAACACGGGGATGCCATTCTCATCAGCTAGATCTTTAACGTGCTCTACCGCTGTTTTGATATCCATATCAATCTCCTCTGCAATCTGTGTTTAGGGTGGGGTTAAGTATACGACGCAACTCTACTTCTCTCTTGTGCGCAACAGCTTTGCCACGCAGGGTCTCATGAACTAAGACTTCTATCTCGCTCTTGTCGTTGAGAGCACGTAGGGCCCGGCAAAGCAGCCAGTCCTTGTTCTCCCGTTTGGCACGATAGAAGTGCTTGGCTGCCCTAGCTAGCACTGACTTATTAATAGTTGTCTCTGTTTTGGCAGTGACTCCTATGTATGAAGCACCGTTGACACGTAGCTCATAGATGATGTGCGTACGGTCGACTCGCTTTTTACGGGTGGGCTTTTCTAAGTTCATGTGTGTATTATAGCACCAAAATTCCAAAGTGTCAACCAAAATAACAAAGACCCTTAGGCCTGCAGGGTTACTGCGTCCACTTCGTAGACAAAGCAGTTGCCCTCTGCAGCATCCTGCTCCTCTAGTTCCGCAATGTGTGCGTCCGCTAACTTCTGTGTGCTAAAGGCCGCAATGTTGTAAAAAGCGTCCTCGTTGTCGCCGAACCCCTGTGCTTGTACTACAAAAACTGTCTGCATGTTCGCTCCTACTGTGTAAAAACTTATTATAGCACACTTCTGTCCAAAATGCAAGTGTGCTGTAAAAAGCCCTTACGGGCTCCAGGGTCATGCGTGTTGCATGTACGTGTTAATGAACAGCTCCCCCACGTCGCAGCTTACGTAGTTGTCTCCCTGCATGCCCTGCTCGCTGTAGCTGACATCGCTGGCATCAAAGCCCATGCTAGTTAACAACTCTTTAAGCTCTGTCATAAACAGTTTGTCTGTGTATATAAGACCCAGCTTGTTGACATCCCAGCTTGCTGCTGTAAAACGTACACGCAGCTCGCCGAAGTCCAGCTCATCGTTTATATACGCTAATTGCAGCCCTGTGACCTCTACTGCCTTAGCAGTGCTGCTCCAGTAGCCCTTGCCGTTTGTGTTTAGTGTTGCTGAGATCTTGTACATGCTTCGCTCCTTGTTAAAAACGTATTATAGCACACACTCGCCAAAATGTCAAGTGTGCTGCACAATGACCCTTAGGCTGTGTGGGTCTCTACAAATTGCATGAGCTCCTCGTAGGTGCTCTCGTACGCACACGCGATCTCGTCGTCGATCTCGTCTGTCTCTAAGTTGTCTCCCACGTACTTAACGGCCTCTACAAGTGTAAAGCCCGTGTCTCTGCAATAGTTTGCAAATACTACTAAATGATGTCTTGACATGTGTTTCCTTGTTAAAAACGTATTATAGCAGCTTTTCAGCACAGTGTCAACCAAACGGGAAAAGACCCTAGGGGTTCCTGGGTTTCTCATCGCTCTCACGCTCGCTGTTACCTCGTGACCCAGAACCCCGCAGCCCATACGATCACAGCTGCGCACAGCCAGACGGCCACACGCTGCATGGGCCACAGTGTGCGGTACCAACGTTTGATAGGATCCCAAGGGTCCATGGGGTTTGGATGCTGATACACTAGACTTCTCTCCCTGCTGCTGCGCTGCTGCTAACGTTGATCATGGCCAGCCCTACTGGATTCGAACCAGTGGCCTACAGCTTAGAAGGCTGTTGCTCTATCCATCTGAGCTAAGGGCTGCTGTTGACACTGTTGTTGGTGGGCCCCCCGTGAGTCGAACACGGCACCAACGGATTATGAGTCCGCTGCTCTAACCAACATGAGCTAGAGGCCCGAAACTTGTTACTTGTGATCCTCTTCTGCTGCACGAACTCCCGCAGCTACGAATCTGTGTAGATCTTCCATGCGTTCCTGGAATACCTCTGGAGCACCTGCTGCTGCACGTTGCATGTCCCAGTCTGATGGATAGTGACGCAGCATAGATCTCGCTGTGTCTCGAATCAATTTTGGTACTCGGGGAGTGTGCTCACGATTGCAGAGATCCAACAAGAACCTCCGGGTCTGCACAACTGCACGGTATCTCTCATCTGGTAATGTCATATTCCATTCTCTGCTGTTACTTAGTGCTCTTTTCTTAAGCATGTGTATATTATACGATAGATTTGATATCTTGTCAATGC